AATAGACTTGGTGAGGTAACTTTTACTGATGGTACTCACGACTTCCCACCAAATCAATTACAATGTGAAGCGTATGGCTATAAGTACGACAAGACATTAGGAGTTTGTTCTGCTTTCAAATATATTAACAAAGTAAATGCATTACTTAATAATAAAACTAACAATGTAAGGGGTGGTGAAGCTCTAGTAGGAACAGAAAACTCACTTTTAAATGGTGAAGGTAATATAACAAAAGGAGATAATCGTAACGCTTTTATTACAGGTCAAGAAAACGAAGTTGAAAAAGGAATAAGCAACACTTCAGTTTTAGGTGGTAAAATGGGTAAAGCAATAAGAGATGGTGAAATTGTATTAGGTGGCGGCTCGTTTAACTTAGGAGCAGGATATACACAAAGTTCTAAGATTCAATTGAGTAATAAAACTACAGACGCAACTGCTACAAACTTAAAAGTACAAGATACTGAAGGTTCATATATTACACTTCAAACTAATAGTCTAGTTGGTTACGAATTGTACATCACTCGTTTAGAAACAGGAGGTACTTCAGGAACAGCAGGGGATTTTAGTTATAAGGTTAGAAGGGGTGCTGTTAGATGTGATGATTCAGGATCTATTGACATTTATACATTTAACACTAAAACAATAGCAAAAGTTGGTGCTACAGCTAGTTTTCAAGTGGTTGATAGTACAACAGGAGGAATACCAAGCGTAACAATAGAAGTAACTGACAGAGCTAATGTAAACAACTTATGGTCAGCAACAATTTACTTACACGAATTAAGAACAAATATAGCATTTTAAAATGGCAAACGAAATAGTAGAATTAGAAGTAAAATCAAACATTGGTGAAGTTACTGATGGTATAGATAAGGCAACAGCAAGTACCAAGAAACTTGATGACGCTACCCAAAAGGGTGCTAAAGGATTTAAAGGAATAGGAACTGCTGTAAAAGGTGTTGGTATGGCTTTAAAAGCAGCAGGAATAGGTTTAGTTGTTGCTTTATTAGCTAAATTAATGGAAGTATTTAAAAGTAATCAGAAAGTAGTAGATTTCTTTAATGTTGCTATGGAAACTTTAAGCATAGCGTTTAACGATTTGTTTGGGTACTTATCAAAAAATGTAGGGAATGTAACAGGTTGGTTTAAAGATATTTTTGAGAACCCACAACAAAGTATTAAAGATTTTGGGGTTGCTATAAAAGACAATCTTATTGAAAGATTTGATAGTTTATTAGAAACCTTTGGACATTTAGGGAAGGCATTAGTTCATTTATTTAAAGGAGAATTTGCTGACGCTTGGGGTAGTGTTAAAGACGCAGGAAAAGAAAGTATAGATATAATAACAGGTGTAGATGATAGTGTTGATAAAATAACAACTACTGTTACCAATGCAGCAGGAGCAATTAAAGACTATGCAAATAAAACGCTTGACGCAGCAACAGCAACAATAGAATTAAATAAAGCAGCTGAATTAGCTAAAGTACAAGTTCAGGGATTGATTGAGGAATACGATAGACAAGCAGAAAAACTTAGACAGGTAAGAGATGATGAAACTAAAACTTTTGCAGAAAGAATAGAAGCAAATACAAGATTAGGTGAAGTCCTAAAAGAGCAGGGTGTCGAAATGCAAAAGCTAGTTGATATACAAGTTAATGCAGCACAAGTTGAATTTAATAAAAACCAAAGTCAAGAAAACCTTATAGCTTTAACAGAAGCTCTTAATGAAAGAAAAGCAGTAGAAGCACAAATAACAGGATTTCAGTCAGAGCAACTTACTAATCAAGTTTCATTAGAAAAAGAATTAGGAGAAACAAAAAGAGAATTGTTGTTAAGTGGATTGGAGGGTATGGCTTTAGAGTTAGCAGAACTTCAAACAGCTTATGACTTAAAAATAGAAATGGCTCGTAAAGCAGGTGAAGATACAACTGCTATTACTGAAAAGTTTGAAAGCGACCAATCAGCAATTAAAAAGAAGTACGAAAAGGAAAAAGAAACTTGGGCAAAAATGTCATCAGCAGCTCAACTTGATATTATGAGCCAAACGGCAGGTAATATGATTAAAATTCTAGGTGAAGAAACAGCAGCAGGTAAAGCTATGGCTGTTACACAAGCTACTATTGATACTTATAAAGGTGCTACAGCAGCTTATGCTTCTTTAGCAGGTATTCCTGTAGTAGGTCCTGTTTTAGGTGGTGTTGCAGCAGGAGCAGCTATTGCTTCAGGTTTAGCTAATGTAAAAGCTATTTTAGCAACAGATGGGGGTGGTGGTTCTGCTCCAAGTGGTGGTTCTGTACCTACAGCAGGAGCTACAGCACCTGCCCCTGAGATGATGTCAGGAGCATTTGAATTAGGAGGTGGTCAAGCACCTGAACCTGTTAAAGCGTATGTAGTAACAGATGAGATGTCAGACAGTCAAGACCAATTAGCAAATATTAGAAGAAGGGCAACAATCTAAAATCAAATAAAGCAATAAATAATCTATTATATATTATGAAAAAGAAAACAAGTATCGTAGAGCTAGTAATAAGTGATGAAAACGAAGCATTGACAATTGACGCTATTTCGTTAGTTACTTCACCTGCCATAGAGCAAGACTTTGTTTATTTCAATAAGTCTAAAAATAACTTAACTTTTGCAAAGGTAGATGAAGAAAAAAGAGAATTAATTTCTCCTGCTTTGATTCCTAACAAGCAAATATTTAGATATGACCCTAATACTGATAGTGAATATTATGTTTACTTTTCTAAAGAAACAGTAAAAAAAGCTTCTCATTTATATTTAAAACATAACAATCACCATAAAGCAACTGAGCAACATACTGATAGAGTTTCAGGAGTTCTTACAGTTGAAAGTTGGATAAAGGAAGGTGAGCAAGATAAGTCTAATTTATACGGCTTTGACTTGCCTATCGGCACTTGGTTCGTGAAAATGAAAATTGAAAATGACGAAGTTTGGAACAAGATTAAATCAGGAGAACTTAAAGGTCTTTCAATCGAGGGGTATTTTACTAATAAATTTGAACAAATGCAAAAGAAAGAACCAACAACAGAAGAAGTTAAGACAGCACTAAAAGAATTGTTAAGTAAAAAAAAAGTTGAAAAAGTAGAGTTAGCAACAATAGGTGCAGTAAGAGGTAAGCTAACTAAATTAAGAAATAAAGCAAGTAAATGGTCAGCACAACTATTCAAACTAAGCAACGAAGCTGATGAATTTGGCAGACAAGCTAGTGTTTTAGAAGGCGAATTTTCAAAATTAATAGAAAAAGCAAAAGAATTAGGAGTTAAAGATGAAATTGAGTTACTAAAAGGAGATGTAAATGCAGCAAGAGATTTAAGAAATAAAGCAGGAGATGTATCTGACTTTATTTATAAAGGTGGTAAAAAATTAAACCTTTCATAAAAATACTATATTTGTAAAAAAATAAACTATGAAACCATTTACTAAAGAAACAATAGATACTATAATCAAAATAGGAGGTAACGGAACTTTAACACATTTAAAATAATATGAAACCAACACAAGAACAAATACTAAGTGCTTTAAACAAGCTAATAAGAGAAAACAAAACTGAACTTAAGACTGAAAAGGTTGAGTTAGGAGCAATAGACGAGCTAAATAAATTTGGAATAAAATTTAACAACGCTTTAAGAGATGTAAAAGAAGCAGGTGACGCTGCGGAAAAATGGAACGAAAAGGTAGAAAAAATAGGAAAAATAGTACTTAAATTATTTCCAAAAATTAACGGATTGGAAGATGAAATATCTTCTCAAATAAAAGGATTAGGACTTACTGATAAAGATGTGCCTAGTTTAAAAGATGCAAGAGAAAGTTTAGATAAATTTTATACTTACAGAAAAAGATACAATTTCTAAAAATCAAACAAACTAAATATTAATCTATTATATACTATGGAACTAAAAGAACAAATCTTAAAAGCACTCGGACTTTCTTCAGAAGTAAAGTTTGAAGTACAAGCAAAATTAGTGGACGGAACAATTATCGTATCAACAGCAGACGCTTTAGCTGAGGGTGTAGATATTTCAGTTCTCACAGAAGATGGAACTACTATTGAATTACCAATTGGTGAGTATGAAACTGAAGATGGTGTAACTTTTGTAGTTGAAGAAGCAGGTGTTATTGCTACAATCGGTGAAGCTGAAGTAGTTGAGGAAGAAGAAGCTCCTGCTGAAGAAGAAGTAGTTGAAGCATCTGAAGAAGTAGAAGCAGAGGAAGAAGAAGAAAAATCTAAATATGAAGCACTAGTAAAAAGAATTGAGTATTTAGAAAGCGTTATTGAAGAAATGAAGGGAGGTGCAGAAGTAGAAGAAGAATTGTCAGAAGAAACTACAGAAGATACTACTGAAGAAGAAACTACTGAGCCTTCAGAAAACCCTAGAACAGTAACAACTAAGACTACAGAAGTAGTTGAATTTTCAGTAGAAGAATTAAAAGCTGAGAATGAAAAATTAAAAGAAGAATTAGCTAAACAACCTGCTGATACATCTTTAAATACAAATAAATTCAGTGCAGAAAAAAGAAATGTTACTAAGCAGGATTTAAGAAGAATGACATCACAAGAGAGATACTTGTATAACTTATATAATAATTAAAAAATAAAAAAAAATGGCGTTTACTACAACATCAAACTATGCAGGAAAAGCAGCAGGATTCTACATCTCAGCAGCTTTAAAACAAGCAAACTCGTTAGACTATCTTACAATGATAGAAAACGTGAAATTTAAAAGTAACATACAAAGAATGGCAGGCTCAGGAGTAGTTGCTGATGCGACTTGTAACTTTACAGGTGCAGGTACTTTAGCACTTACTGAAAAAGTATTAGAACCAAAGAACCTACAAATCAACTTAGACCTTTGCAAATCTACATTACTAGATTCTTGGGAAGCAACACAAATGAGAGCAGGAGCAGGCGCACCACCACCTGCAAGTTTTGATGACTATGTTATTTCTTATATGGGAGAAATTATAGCAGAAGCAACTGAAGAAAGCATTTGGTCAGGAACTGCTGTAGCAGGTAAATTCAATGGATTCTTAGGAGCTGTAACAGGTCTTTTATTACCGGGTGTTGATGGAACAGTAGTTCAATCATCAGCTTCAGCAGCTTATACAGCAGCTAACATTATTGCTAACTTACAAACTTTAACAGCTGATATGGCTGCTAACATCTCAGCAGTATTGAGAAAAGAAGATTTACATATCTATATGAGTCCTAAGACTTACGCTTTATATGTATCAGCAGTATCTACTTTAGGATATGTAAACGCTTACAATATGAATGGAGATTATGCACCTGTATTTGAAGGGTACAAAATCGCTGTTTGTAACGGAATGGCTAATGACCAATTAGTAGCAGCAGAAAAGTCTAACTTATTCTATGGTACTGACCTTTTAAGTGACGCTACAAGAATTACTTTGATGGACATGGCTCAATTGGACGGAAGCGACAATATGAGATTAGTTTGTCGTTACTCAGGAGGTGTACAGACAGGAGTTGGTGCTGACATCGTAAGACAATCATAATAAAACAAATAAACGGGAGTGGTGTAAAAACCATTCCCTTAACCTTTTAAAATAAAAAAAATGGCGTGTACAGTACTTACAAAAGGTAGAGGGCTTGATTGCTCTAGGTCCTTAGGAGGTGTTAAGAATGTTTATTTTGGTGTTTATGACCAATTCAACACTCCTACAGATGGAACAGGAATAGTAGTAGCTTCAGGACAAGTAACAGATATTGAAATGGGTACATCAACAGGTCTTTACAGGTATTCTTTACCTAAAGGAACTGCTAGTGTTACGGAAACAATAAATGGCTCGACAGAAGCAGGAACGATCTATTACACTCCTTCTATTACAATTCAATTAAACAAATTGACGAAAGAAGATCAGAACGAATTAAAAGCTTTAGCACAATCTAAACTTGTCGTTTTTGCAGAATTAAATCAAAGATTAGCAAGTGGGAATAATGTTATTTTAGCATTAGGTGTTAAGAATGGTATGCACTTGAACGCAGGTACAAACGCTTCAGGAGCAGCTTGGGCAGACAGGAATGGTTACGAATGGACACTTGACGGAATGGAGCAAGAGCCAATGAGTTTAGTTGCTGACTACACTACAGCACCATTTGACAATGGAGCATTTACGAATGTATCAATAACGACTTCTTAGTAGTCTTTATCATATTTTCTTGATTGGGGTGGGCTTTTGCTCACCTTTTTCTTTTACAATAAAAACAAACAACATTAATTTCTATTATATAGTAGAACTAAAATTAAACGAATGGGAGCTTGTACAAATTTGAGTAAGGGTAGAGGAATTGACTGTACTAGAAGTGCAGGAGGTGTTAAGAATGTATATTTAGCTAATTTTGAACAAATAGATATTACAGTAGTTGCTAGTGAGGTTACGGCTTTTTTTATGGGGTTAGCTGACGCTAGATTCCCTTTGTTTAAATACGCTTTACCAAAAAGAGGTGGAAGTGTAGCAGAAGTATTAAATGCAGACGCTAATACTTTAACTGCTTTATATTACACACAAGGATTGACTATTTATTTAGATAAATTAAGTAAAGAGGATCAAGACGAGTTACATAGATTAGGGCAAAGTAAATTAATTGCTTTTGTAGAATTAAACCAAAGAAATGCAGCAGGTCACAATGTAATCTTATGTCTAGGAATAGTAAACGGATTAAGATTAAATTCAGGAAATAATACATCAGGTGATAATTGGTCATCAGCTAATGGTTATGAATGGATTTTAACAGGTATGGAAAAAGAGCCAATGGCAGTATGTGCTGATTATACTAACACTCCTTTAGATAATGTAGCTTATGTGTATAGTGAAATTATTACTTCATAAACAAATAAATACAGCTAATTTCTATTATATATTAGGATGATACAATTAACTTACGCTACAGCATACTCATTTAATGTAACAACAGAAGATGTTAGAATAGATACATCTGTTCCTAGAACTCAAATAAGGCACTTATTTAAGTTTACAAATGATATGGACGGAGGTGTTAAATATGCTTATGGACGTAGTGAAACTATAAGAGATAGGTACACAAATATTACGCTACAACATAACACTACTGAAGATACATTTACAGGTACAATAGATTTTATTCCTAATGGCTATTGGAAATACGAAGTTTACGAAGTTAGTTATAATGGAACAGCAGTAGTAAATGCAACAAAAGCTCCTGCAACTGAAAGCACACCTGCAACTGACCAAGAGGGTGTATTTGGTACAGTAAAAGGAGTAGTTGAAATAGGTAAATTATTTGTAACTGAACAACCGGGATTAGAACAAGTTAAATACACACAAAGGCAAGAACCTAGTGGTCAAACGAATTATATATATTACGGACAATAAAAAAATAAAAAATGGCAATAGAAAATGTACAACAATTATTAACTGAGCAACTAGGTAAAAATGGTGGCACAGAAATATTTACAACAGCAGCTCAAACAAGTAAAGATTGGTATTGCGTTCACTTCCCTGTTGAAAGTGTAGTAGCTTCAATAACCGTAGCAGACGCAACAGGTGAAGCAGCTTTACAAACGACTTTAGCAGCAGGAACTGTTATCTTTATGAATGTAACTGCAATCACTTTAACGAGTGGTGTTGGTATAGGTTATAAAGAGTAAGAGATGTTAGCACTTAAATTAGGAATGAGTATAGGAGGTTCTAATAGACCTATGGGTGGTTGGACACCTGCTAGTGAAGGAACTGATTTAGTTGCTTGGTATAAAAACAAAGAAGGAATTACTTTAAATGGTTCTGATGTTTCTGCTTGGGCTGACAGTTCTAGTAATTCTCACGATATGGTACAAGCTACAGCAAGTGAACAACCTGCTTATAATGCTTCTACAGGTGCTTTAACTTTTGACAAAACTGCTGTGCAGAGTTTACAAACTACTAGCCAAATAAGTATAAGTGGTGATTTCACTGTTGGAGTAAGATTAGATCCTTCAGCAGTAAATGTAATTATACTAGGAGATAACACTACAACTAATGAATTTTTTAAAATAAGCAATAGCACTACTTTAAGGTTTAAAACAGACGGCTCACAAGTTGATATTACTGTAAATGATGGAGATTTAACTGATGACAATTATTTAGTAGTTACACGAGCATCTAATGTAGTTAGTCTTTATGTAAATGGAACTTTACAAACTGATACAGAAACTTTATCAGGTACAGTAGATATTGATGCAATAGGAGTAAGGTTAAATAATGCTAATCCTTATGATGGAATCATAAAAGAAGTTCAAATATACGACAGCACAAGTGCAGAACTTACTGCAAACATAAACACTTACTTATCAACTTTATAATATGGAAAATATTTTAGCAATAAATTTAGCGTCATCAATTTCACCTGTAATTCAAGAGGTTAGAGGTCGTGATTATATAGAATACGGAACAGATGAATGGAAAAACTTATATCCACAGTTCCTTATAGACTTATACTATAATTCCTCTACACACGCTGCTATTATAAACGCAACAGCAGATATGATTTCAGGAACGGATATTATTTGTTTTGAAGATGATAATTTAGAAGCGTATGTAGGTCTTAAAAAGTTCTTAGCAAACGCAAATGGAAATGAAAGTTTACACGAGGTAGTTAAGAAATTAGCTTTTGACTTTAAACTTCAGGGTGGTTACGCTCTTAATATTATATGGTCGCAAGATAGACAAACAATTTCAGAGATACACCACATTCCTGTAGAACGAGTTAGAGCAGGTAGACCAAACGAATTAGGAAAAATAGACACTTATTTTGTAAGTGCTGATTGGGCAAACATAAGAGAAAACGAACCACAGCCTGTAGCAGCGTTTAATGTAAATGATAGGAGCACACCTAGTCAATTGTTATATACAGGCTCTTACAGTCCTAATATGGACATATACCATACTCCTGACTACAACTGTATGAATTGGGCTTTAGTAGACCAAAGAGTTGCTGAGTTCCATTTAAACAACATACAGAACGGATTCTCAGGGAGCTATTTCATCAACTTTGCGAATGGTGTACCAACTCGTGAGGAAAGAACACAAATAGAAAGAAGCATAGAAGAAAAATTTACAGGAGCAAGAGCAAGTGGGAAATTTGTATTGACATTCTCAGATAGTAAAGAAAACACTCCTGAGATAACTCCTATTGCAGTTTCTAATGCAGACAAACAATATATCGCTTTACAAGAGCTTTTAATGCAGAATATTTTAACAGGACACAGATGCACAAGTCCTATGCTAGTTGGAATTAACTCAGATAATGGATTTGGTTCAAATGCAGAAGAATTGAATAGTGCTTTTGAAATATACCTTAATACAGTAATTAAACCATTCCAAAATAATATCTTAAAGACTTTAAATAAAATCTTAACAGTAAATGGTATTAACTTACCTTTAGAATTTGTGCAGAGCAAACCTATTACAACTATGTTTAGTGTTGAAGATATGAAAGAGGTAATGACTACAGACGAAATCAGAAAGGAGATGGGATTGCCTGAGTTAAAAGAAGAAGAACAAGACTTTACTAAGATGTCTAAGATGACTGAATTAGACAATTTTTTAGATACTGTAGAAGATATACCTGAAGATTGGGAATTAGTAGATGAGGAAGTAGTTGATGGAGAACACGCTGATTTTGATTTTGAATTAGAACTAAATAATATAGCTGATGAAAAGATTGAATTAGCTAGTACGGGAAGGGCTTTACCAAGTAGGAAGTCAGAACAAGATGGTATAAGTAAAAAGACTTACGACTATTACAGAGTAAGATATGTATATGCTGAGGATAATTTCTTGACTAGAAAGTCAGGAAGTAAAAGAACATTTTGCAAACAAATGATGGGTGCAAAAAAGCTTTATCGTAAAGAGGATATTGAAAGAATGTCTAAACTGCCTGTAAATAAAGGGTGGGGTAAAGGAGGTGCTGATACTTACGATATTTTTCTCTTTAAAGGAGGCGGCAACTGTCATCATTTTTGGTTAAGACAAATCTACAGAACTGTAATAGGTGAAAGCAAGACTACTAAAATAGATGATGCAGAGCTTATAGGTTACACTAAAGCTAGGTCAGAAGGGTTTACTGCTAAGAAGAACGATAAAAGGGTTGCAATAGCACCTAAAAGAATGAAGAATAACGGATTTATTAAAAAGAGATAATTATGGCGTATGTATTATTCATAAGTGAAGATAAATTAAAGGATAGCACAGCTATTAATGGAAATGTTGATGTGGACTTCTTACTTCCTTATGTAAGAATCGCACAGAAAATTTATTGTGAGGATAAGCTTGGAACAGATTTATACCAAAAATTAGAAGCTGAAATAACAGCAGGAACTTTAGCAGGAGCATATAAGACTTTAGTAGATGAGTACATTGGGGATATGTTGGTACAATGGGCTTTTTACGAGTGCATACCTTTTTTAAGGTTTAAGATTCAGAACGGAAACATTTATTCTAAGACCTCAGAAACAGGAACGGCTTTAAGTGAAACTGAAGCTTCTAGTTTGCGTGAAGAAGTTAGGAATACAGCTGAATATTTTACTGAAAGACTTATTAGTTACATTACAAACAATCTAACTAGCTTCCCTGAATACTCTACAAACACAGGTGCAGATATATCACCAAATAAAGACGCATATTTTTCAGGAATGAATTTATCAAGACCTTATGGTCAGGGTAATAAATTAACTCTAAAAGATTTTTTAACTTCTGACTTAACATAATGAAGAAACACTACAAGCCAAAAACAACTAACATAACGAAACTTAAATCCTACTTGGATAAAAGTCCTAATAAAAAAACAAATGACAGATCTAAGAGACACGCTACAAGTAGGAATAGCTAACGCTTCAGCAATTGGATTCAGCATTACTGACTGTAATGAAATCCTTACACTTGTATCGCTTTTACTAGCAATAGCGTTTACTATTTATAAATTTATAAAGTTTGAAAAGTGAAGAAGCGTAAATTAAACAGTAATAATCCTAAGTATCAAAAAAAAGATGAGAAAGCTGCTAAAGTTCGTAATGAATTTATTAAAGAAGTTAGGGGAACTAAAATCTATAAAACCTATTTTGAGTAAAATCAATTTACTTATCATTCGTGATACCTTTACTGATAAAAGCACAATAGGAACTCTGTATATTAATGGAGAAAAATTTTGTGATACTTTAGAAAACCCTTGGCTAGATAATCAAAGAAACATTAGTTGTATTCCTGAAGGTCAATATAAAGTAAGACTTAGATTAGCAAGAGAATCAGCAACTAGGGATTATTTACACTTATTAGTTCAAGATGTACCTAATAGGGATTGGATATTATTTCATAGGGGTAATACAGCTAAAGATACAAGTGGCTGTATTCTAGTGGGGAATGGTCGTCAACAAGACATTGTTGAAAACTCACGATTAGCTATGGACTTAGTAATCAAAGAAATACTTAATTTAGGCGGCGAAAACATTAATTTAATAATTAAAAATAAATAAAATGCAAAATTACATTATCACAAAACTTCTTACATCTAAGAAAGTATGGTTAGGAATTTCATCTATTGTTATTCCTTTAATTGCAAACTTGTTAGGTGCTGATGAAGAAGCTGTTTCACAAATTTGGTGGAGTTTATTAGCAATGCTAGGAGGACAATCATTTGCAGACTTTGGAAAAGAAAGCAAGTAATAGGTACAGATTAAAGCCACACGAAATAGTGGCACTAGAAAAAATGCGAGAAGCCGAGACTAGAAACGTTCTAGTTATCGGTGACTTGCACGAGCCATTCTGTTTAGATGGTTACTTAGACTTCTGCATAGATCAATACTATACTTATAATTGCACAGAGGTAGTGTTTATAGGCGATGTAATAGACAATCACTACTCTAGCTATCACGAAGCATCAGCTGATGGAATGGGTGGCTTAGATGAGCTTGAATTAGCTATTAAGAAAATAGGCAGATGGAGAGACGCTTTTCCTATGGCTACAGTTATTATAGGAAATCACGATAGGATTATAATGCGTAAGGCTCAGACTTCTTCAATCCCTTCTAAATGGATAAAATCTTTTAAAGAAGTCTTAGAAACTCCTGATTGGAACTTTGTAGAACGATACGAAGCAGATGGAGTACAGTATATACACGGAGAAGGTGGTACGGCTCGTACTAAGTGTAGAGCTGATATGATGAATACAGTTCAAGGACATTTACATACCCAATGCTATACAGAACATTATGTCGGTAAGAAGTTCAGAGTTTATGGAACTCAGGTCGGTTGTGGTATCAATCACAAATCTTACGCAATGGCATACGCAAAATATGGTAAAAGACCTGCTGTTGGCTGTGCTGTTGTGCTAAATAACGGTCAAACTCCCATCAATTTGTTAATGCCTTTGTAGGTTTTTAACGCTTTTTTCAACCAATTTTAATCTTTTTTTAAATTTATTTTAGTATAATTTACTAGATAAGGAATAACTATTTTTAAACTTTTTCGTTAAAAACTTAGTTAAAAACTTTGTTAATTCAAAAAAAGGTTTTATCTTTGCCCTGTTCTTTGACATATACACAAACAAATCTAAAAAAGCAACTACAGGCTAAAGCTACGGCTCTCTCATACATCTGCTAAGTATGTTCATCTGTTAAAGGGTTTTTTTGTGTTTTTTCTTAACCTCCCTATCGAGATAATAGGGGGGTTTTTGTGGTATAAAACAAATTTTTAACAAAAAAAAAAAAAATGGAAAAGATTAAAAAAGGATTAGAATCAGGAAGAACAATTTCTCAATACCCTACAGGGCAATATGGTTATACTGAATATTTCAGATGGGATGATACTCTAGAAGTAGTAAACTGTAGAAGTGTGGCGGCTTTAAGAAGAAAAGGGTATGAAGTAAAAATTAATATTTCTGATAAAATAGTAAAATATTAAAATTAAACTAATTAAATAAATCAAGAAAATGGAAAACTTTAAAATCGTAAACAGGAACACAGGAGCAACTTACTTCCTAAACTCACAAGAATACGCAACATTTGCGCAAAGAAATAACTTTTACAAAGATGGTGTTTGTCAATATGACGAATATAATCTAACTAAAGCGAAAGCTAGAAGAAGAAATAAGATGTTAGACCTAGTTGCTCACTTATGTATAATAGGAGCTTCAGTATTAGCTACATTAATTTACATTCAAAACTACTAAGATGACTATACAAGACGCAAACTACTTAGAATTTTCTACTTATGTAGATTACAGCGAACCAAAGATTTCTTTTATAACAGGTGAGCTAATAGATGATACTAAAGTAATAGCTGAGGAATGGCTATTAAAACCACAATACATTCCTGCTCAGGTAACAAGATCAGGTGGTAATGACCTAACTTACAATAGACGCTCAGTTGTTGTTGTAGGAACTGCTTTACAATGCTACAGGAAGTTTTGTGAAATGCTAAAGACTTATGGTTGGCAGCAGCAAGATAGTTGGGATAGAGAATTAAAACCAAGTTGGAAGAAGTACTATAAAAACAATGATAATTTACCAATAATAATAAATTTAATATGAAAAAAAGATTAACAAGAGAAGAATACCACAAAGGACTAATAGGAAAGGTTCCTAAGAAATGGCATAAAGAAATGCTTGAAGAATTTGACAGAGATGAAGAACTAAATAAAGTTAAAGAACCTGAAGAAATACACAAAAGCCTGCACGAAATAAATACTTTTCAATGTGTAGATAACGAACTATACCTAAGAGGTAAAGATGAATGGGGAAAAGACCTTACAATATGCTTTGACGCTTTCAACTTTTTAGAGTGGATAGACAAAGAACAAATAGAATACATTAAAGAACAAACAATTAAATACATACAAAAGAAATGAAAACAACAATGAATTTTTATGATTTCGGATTATGGTTTGAAAGACATAGACCAACCAATTACAGTCGTGCAGGATTAAGGGCTTTATTTGATTACTTTGAACAATTTGAAGAAGATACAGGACAAGAGTGGGAATTTGATGGTATAGCTTTATGCTGCGACTTTACAGAGTATGATGATTTGGATGAATTTAAAGCTAATTATACTTGCGAAGAATTTCAAGATATAGAGGATTGGGAAGGAATCAATGACCATACGATTGTAATTCCTATATGTGAAAAAAGTTTTATAATACAGAACTTTTAAATTAAATTTATTATTTTTAACGAAATTATTAACAGGCAAAAACCCTAGCCAATTAACATAGGTAGAAAATATGAAAACAGAAGCACTAAAAGAAAAGTACATTAAGTACAATCTAACCAAAGATGACGTCTTTAAACATCAGCACTACATCATCTTGACAAGAAGTGGTATTGAAAAGATACAGGCTATTGAGGGAATTAATATTGATTACACAGTAATTAAATGCGAAAAAGATTTTGCAGTCCTTCAAGCAGATGCAGATAATGGAGATGATAGAATAATACAAACATTTGGCTCAGCACTTAAAGGTGAAGGCTACAAGGACGGAAATACAAATAGTTGGTATGTAATGGAAATGGCTGAGAAAAGAGCTATGTCAAGAGCTGTGCTAAAGCTTACAGGGTTCTATGAATTAGGAGTGTTTGGAGAAGATGAAGCAGAAGATTTTAAAAAGAGTAATAATTAAATAAATAAATAACAATGGAAGTAACAGGAAAATTAGTAAAGAAACTTGACTTAGAAACAGGAACATCTAAAGCAGGTAAAGAATGGAAGAAACAATCAATCGTAATTGATACAGGTAACGACTTTAACAATGAAGTCTGTATAAGTGCTTTTGGTGATAAAGTAGGGCAAATGAATAAGCTAGAAATAGGAATGGAGGTGTCAGTTCTTTGTAAT